ATGTTTCTATTTGTAATGTATTTATCTCCAGTACAATCAGCTGCAAAAGATAATCCAGAATGTCTCAATAAATGTGTTACATCATGTGTTGTTATTCCTTCAATTAAAATTGTTATTTGAACTGATTTTAATGCAGTAGGTATTAATTTATTATTCATGAATAACTTCATTATAGCTTCTTTATCTTTTTGAGATAAAGTTTCTCTGAAGTTAATTATATCTTCATTCCATGTAGCTGTAACTAACTCTGGAATGTATTTTTCTAATTCTTCATATTTTGTATAATTCAATAAAGTCACTTTGATATTTTGTAAATCATTAACTAATTTATCACTGCAACTTTTAATTTTTCGTATTTTAAATCTCTTTTCTGTTAAATCGAATTTCATAAATATTTTACATTTCCTTTATTTTTTATAAGATAATCAATAATATCTTTTTGTTTAGTTTGTGTTCCAGTTGCATATCTTCCAATTAAACAAATATTGTTTATACGATATACACAAAACTCATCATAATAATTAGTTAACTCAATTGAATTTTTATCTTTTGGTTTTTTTATATATTCAGTTGTTGTTTTAGTATATCTTTTAATAGTATTATTATTACAATCATAAACATACGAATAATTTTTAATATCATTACTTTCATATACTAAATAATATTTGAACTCATGCTTTTCTATATTATATAGTAATCCCATAGTATCATAAACTTGTGTATAGTCATTTACATTTATTTCTTTATCAAATAATATTACTTTATTTTTATATCGTTCAATTAGTAATTTACAAATTTTTACTAAATCTAAACAATGATAATCACTATTTAAAGAATTCATTGATGAACTTTCTTTTTTTCTATTTTGCTTTGATAAATAATCACATAGCATTCTCCACGTTGGATTTTTATAAATATCTGAATGATATCTATAACCAACTTTAACATGAATTATAAAATCTTTAATGTTATCGATATGAAATATTTTTTTATACAATTCTAATTCTTCATTATTATCATATTGTAAATGCATTATTGATGGCAATTTTATTTCTTGATTATTTGAAAAAATTACAAATGACTCATTTCTATATTCTAAACAAGCAGCTATAATATATGTTGAAATACCATTTCCAATTATAGCATTTTGTTCTAATTCTTTACTTCTAAAGTTATTATATAATTGCTTTAAATAATCGCCTGAATTATAAATGTTCGTAGATGTAGTCATAATATCTACCATTTCCTTGTTCCCATTTTTTTATATGTTTATTATCTTTACTATTAAAATATGGACTACTTTCAAACATCTCTTTAATTTTATCTTTATCATTAGTTATATTATCATATAAAGATTTGATTAAAAAATAATCTAATTCAGATTCATTTGAACCACTACCAGGAGCTTGACTAAACCATATTTCTTGAAAAGAAAAATCTTTTCTAATTAATTTTTTTAATTCTTTTTTACAATCAACATTGTCGTTTTGATTAATTTTTACTTCTTTTTCTTTAATTTGTTTTAACATATAAATATTAAGAAACTCAATTAAAGTTGTTTCTAGATTAAATTTTGAATTAATAACCTCATTATTAAATATGTATCTACCTGTTAATGTAACATATCGAAAAGAACCTTTTGGATGATAAAATTCAATGTGATTTTTTGAATTTTTAGTGTAATATTTCTGAGAGTAGTTCTCAGGAACATTAGCTTGAAATAAAATTCTAAGTCCTGTTCCTGAAAAGCTAAACTCAATATACGCTTTATCTTTAAATAATTGAATTATATCATTACCTCTTTCATCAATTGATGTTAAATCAAATGGCCTACTAAAACATTTATCAACGTCAATAGCACATATATTACTTCCTTGTATTGATATACCTATTCCAACATATTTTTCAAATACTGATAAATTTGTTATATCGTCAATACTAAAAAAATCTTCTATATGATTAGGTCTTGCTATTGTTTCACTTAATGTAAAAGGTAACTTATTTTCATTTACTAAACAATATTTAAATGAGCTTATATTATCATTATCTAATATTTGATAAAGCGTATCTAATGAATTATTCATCGCCTAATAAACCTAATTCTTCAGCTCTTTTCCAACTTAATACATTAATAAATGATTTAGTTTCTCCATCTTTAGTATAAGTATTTACATTAACATAAAGTTGCATGTCTTCAACTACTTCGCAAGCAGCTTCGATTTGTTCCATACTTGCAAAATCTTCTTCAACTAATAAAGATTCTCCATCTTCATCTTCAAACTTTAGCATATCTTTAATTAATTTAGTAACTGATTCTTCATCTTTTAAAGAATAGTATTTCCACATTTTACGATTAAGCGTTCCTTTAATTTCTACAAAATCACCTTCAGCATCAACAGCTAAACCTGGTTCTACAACTTTCATTTCAGATTTAACTTGTAAATTTCCAGCATTAGATGTAGTTACTGCTAATTTAAAAGAACATAAGTAATAACCAGTTGGAAGACTTTGAAAATCATCTTTATTAGGGTCAATTTTCTTTACGTTAATTCCTTTTAAAATATTATTAACATCACTATATAATTTATTTATATCAGCCATAATTTTAACCTCTCATCTTTCTTAATCTAGCTAATTTTTCAGCTCTTGATTCAACTTTTGGTTGTTCAACTTTTTCTTCTTTTACTTCTTCAGCATTTTTAATAATTTCTCCAACTTCTTCAGTTTCTTTTTCTTCTTTAATTTTCTTTAATAACTCAACTTTAGATGTTTCTTTTTGTGTTTCTTCATCTTGTTGTTGTCTAGCTCTAATTTTATTTAAAATTGCTAATTTTTTATCTTCATTTGTTTCGATTTTATCAGAACTTTCTTCAACTGGTTTTTCTTCAGTTTCTTCTGGTTCAGGCAATTTTTCAATAGTAGTTTCTTCTTTTTCTACTTTACGTCTACGTCTAGGCTTTTCTTCTTCAACAACATTTGTTTCTTCAGTTGTTTCAACTTTTTCAGATTTAAGCTTTTTGAATTCTTTAACATCATTATCTTTTTCTAACATATTTAAGAATTCTTGAGCAGCTTCAATTTGTTGTTCTTCTAAAACTTTATTAAAGATTGAATATTTAAGTTCGATTGTGTGTGGAGTTTTATTTTCATTAACACCACGAATAATACCAAATTCATCATCTTGAGGAACTAAATTTAAGAATCTTGATTTTACTTGTTTTCCATCTTCATCAACTAAAACATCTGTAAAGCATCTTAAACAAGCAGTTAAACGACCTTCGATACTATCAATTAATTTATCAGGAAGTTTATTAGAAGGTGCATAAGTACTCCATTCGATTCCTTTTTTAGTTTTATGCATAATAACTTGTTCATGTGATAATAATATAATATTTTTAGGAACTGCTAATAAACGTCCAATTTCCATAAAATACTTATTACGTGGAACATCATAAGCTTTACCCCAACCCATATCAGATGGATGTTCAATCTTATTTTGCTCTAACCACTCAGTTTCACACCACTTCCAACTATCTTCAACTAAGTCTAATACAATAGTTTGATATTTATCATATTTGTTAGTTGTATACAAATCTTGAATAATTTTTCTAATCTCTTTCCAAGACCAACATTGTTGATGGTCTTCATCTTTTGCACCGAATATTTTTAAAAATTCGTAATTTCCGTCAGTTGTAATGAAGAAAGGTTTTGGAAATTGTAAAGCAAATACAGATTTACCTACACCAGGTCCTCCATACAAAAATAATTTGTGTAGCATGTTTTTTCTCCTTTTATTTATTTAATAATTTTTCTATATCTTCTGCACTTGGATTTTGATACATTAGATATAAAGTGTTAGCTAAATTTTGAATTTCTACAATATGATATTTTTGAAAGTGTTCAATCCATAGTTTAATAACTACAGGTGTAATGTTAATTTTTCTACCTCCAGCAAATAAGAAAAATGTTTTATCTAGTTGATGTAACGTCGGTCTATTAAAGTTTGTACATTCAACCATTATTTTATTATCAATTAAAGATATTTTATATTTTTCTTTAAATGCAATTAGTTCTTGAGCAGATAACAATTTAATATTGTATGTCTTCATCTAATTTTCATGTTTTCTCCTTTCTATATATTTCTATATATATTATATCATATTTTTAAAAGTTTGTAAATAACTTTTTAATTTTATTTACTTTTATTCTCTATTTGATATAACTTTGTATACATTGCTATTAATTCATCATCAACATTTGAATCATCACTCATTTCAAATATTTTACTTGGATTTGTTTTGTATACCATTTTAAAATATTCATATCTACATAAATAAATAGGAACTTCATTATATATATTATCGAAATCAATTTTTCTCATTGGTCGATAATCTATTATTTTATCATTTGATAAATACTTATCTTTAACTTTATATAACTCCCAACTATACTTTTCTTTATTACACAATGGCAAATATGGACTTCCACCATATTCTTTTAAATTGTCCCAATTAATATACCAAATTTTATTCTTATTAGCAATATCAGAAACCATATTCATGTAATCACATTTATTAGTTAAATCATTTTCAAACTTTTCAATTTCAGAATCAAGTATTGTATTTCTATCAAATACATTAACTCTAATTAAATCATCGTCATCATCAACTAATACATATTCTTTTTCTAATTGTTTTCTATATTGTAATTCAGTTTGATTCTTTCTTCTTGTTCCTGATTTTTGTAAATTAATAATTGCTATTTTATATACTGGAACATCTGGAAATTCACTTTTACACAATATTATATATGTATATAATTGTTGTAAATAATCATCATAGTTAGGTTTTTTTGATGATGTTTTATAATCAACAATTATGAATCCTTTATCTGTATATAATAATAAATCTATAATTCCCATAAAATCATGTGATTCTATATTATATTTTGATTTAATTTTAGTATTTAATTCTATTTCATGATATTCACCGAGTAATTTAGCATCACCTAAAATTTTATTAATAATTTGTTGTTTATTATCTAAGTAAGTTTGAACCATAACTTCTTGTAAAATTCTAGAATCATCATTTTTAAAATTTTCTAAATTTTTATTTTCATTATAAAATTTTTCTAAATTACTAGTATTATGTTCTAATCCCCAATGAACTGCTGAACCAAAGTCTAATGCTTTAGGTTTTATCTTTGGAGATATTCCTAAATCATAACTTAAATGATATACAAATGGACAATTATAAAATGAACTTATTTTACTATTACTAAATTTCATCTTCTACTTCCTCAAATGTTTTTGCTTCTCCATTATTTATTATAAAATATATTTTTACATCTTCAATATTTTTGTATTTTATTTTTAAATCATTATATAAACGAATTACTTCATCTTTTTTAATTTTTTTAAATTCAATAATTTCTTCTATATCATAAGTATAAACAACAATTGTTAGTGTTTTCATTTCTTTTTCTTTTCTTTAATAGCAATTGTTGTTTTTCTTGTTGATGCTGCATAAGTAATGTATTTTTGATAAATATCAGGACGAAGTTTACTTAATGTCTTTGTATCAATTTCATATACTTCATTTACATCTAAACAAGATTTATATACATCTGGAAAATTCTTTTGTAATTTTTCCATATTAAATACTTGTTCTTCTTTAAAATTTACAAATAAGTTACATACATCATCACTTTCATTATCTAAAAAAGCATCTTCATCAAATGTTTCTTCAGGCTTTCCAACAACTAATGAAATAATATAATCATCTAAATCATACTTTGAAATTCCATATGTTGTCATTGCTTCAAGTAATGTGCTACGTAATTTTTTATCAAATTCTTCAATTGAATTTTTTACTGTATTTACATCAGTAATTAAATAGTTTAAATCTTTTTCATCAATAATTAGTTTATTATCTTTAATTTGAATAACTTCATTAATTCTTTTATCGTTCATGTTTTTTCTCCTTTTAATAACTATATTTAGACATATTATTTAATAATTCATATACTTCATATACATCTGACACAGACGTTTCGCCGTGGAAATAACTTAATTTAATATTACAATTACGATTCCATTGAATATCTGGATTACTCCATTCTTTTTCTTTTTTAACAATTGCTTTTAATTTTTTAGCAAAGAATTCTCTAACTTGAGAACGACTTTCAAATGGTGAAAATGGTTTAGTTATGATAAGAATTTCTCCATTGCAAGAAGTTTCTATTTTTAAATTTTTCCAATACTTTTCCATAACTCTAGAATTTTCCCAAATACCATCACTTAATTGACCAATAACTGTATTTAATACATCCAAATTTTTTTGTCCTTTTAACATTGTTTCAATAATCATGTTTTTTCTCCTTTAATATATAAATATTTGTATTATTAATTAAATACAGTAATATTATATCACAAAAATAAAAGTTTGTAAATACTTTTTTTAAAATTTTTTTAATTTTTTTCTATATATAATAAATTTGACTTTAAAAAAGTAATAGGACCAATTGTTATTGTAGGGTATGTTTTTCCTTGTGAACTAAAATTTAATTCAATTAGTAATTCATTATATTTTTCTTCAGACATTTCAAAAACAAATTTCTTTTTTTTATTTATATTTTTTATATAAATCTTAACTTCTACAGTTTTACTCATTTTGTTCTTACCTTTTTTCTAACTAATTCACCTTCATCATTTAATACAATTCTTCCATCTAAAAAATCTCTATAAAATTCTTTTCTTACTTTAATAGTATCTTTTAATTCTTCTTTACGTAAAAAATTTTCATATTGAACTTGTGTTATTTTTAACTTTTCTAAAATTTGTTTATTCACTTTTTTCTTCCTCCAATTTAGTATTTACTTCATTTAATAATTTTAACAATTCAGTTACACTTAATGATTTTAAATAACTTATATCTTCATCTGTTAAATTATTAAATTTTTTAAACTCTTCTATTATTTCTTCCTTATCTTTTTTCAATTCAACATTATTTGATGAATCTAATAATTTCTTTAATGAATCTAAACTCAATGTTGATAACTCTTCTTCAATATCAATATCTATTATATCTCCAGGTCTTAAACTTGCATTACTTAACATTTCATGAATTTTCAATAATGTATTAATTACTTGAACTTTTTCACTACTTGTTATTCTATCACCTCTTGGAACATTATCAGTAATTAATGAACTCAAATAACCACCAATTTGTTCTAAACTCAACATTTTATTTGAAAATTGAACTTGATACATCGCATTATTAATTCTTCTTATCTCTTGCTGAGCAGCATAACTTCCATAAACTGTCATTGCTTTATCAATATCTATCTTACTTAATAATGCAGCTAACTCTATATTTTTAAACTCACAATATAAACCAATAAATGTTTTTTCATCTTCACCAAAACTATATTTGTTTTCTGGGTCAACTAATAATGAATACTGAGGACTTTCTTTCAATAATTTTAAATATTGCTCTTTCTTTTCTTGAAATTCCTCAGTATTCAATAAAGTAATATTTTCTTTTCTTTTTCTTTTCTTCATACTTCACCTAATTAATAAACAATACTTTATCATTCAAAACTCTTATTTTAGCATAAGGTTGATTATTGTATAATTGTGTATTAACTTTAATGTTATATAATTTCTTTATCTTACTTGTAAATGAAGAACTTTCACCAATTATTCTTTGTAATAACTTCAAATTCAAATATACGTCATTCTCTAAAAAATAATTTGCTACATTATCTTCATTTCCTAAAAATCCAAATGCAAATTCTTTAAATGTTTTATAACCTAAATTTTTAATATCTACACTTGAATATAATAATCTTTTATTTGTTGTATAGAATAAATATTTAAACTCTTCTGAAAAGTTTCTTTGAAGTCCATCAACAATTGTTTTCATGGTTAATTGTTCTAATCTATCTTTTAATGAAATATCAACATCTGTGTATTGTAAATTCCAATCATTAAAGCTAAATTTAAAATTATTAATAAAATTCTTTGTTGCTGACATTAATCCATACATTCCAAAATAAACATACATTATTGTATTAAATACATCTTGTTTTATTTCTTTTAAACTATCACTAAATGTTGTGTCGTAATAATCACCTTTCTTTAAAAAACGTTTCTTATCATCCCAACTATAAAATATTTCATATATGTTTATTCTTCTTCTAAAACCTTGAGTTGTATCTCTAAACTTTAATTTCTCTTGGTCATTAGCACTCCAAATATTTTTACAATTAATTAATGAACTATATTTTTGAACACCTTTTATTTCAACAGTTTGATACATAGAACCTGTTATATTCTTTAATCGTTCAGAATTAAACTCTATTGTATTATCTCCTGTTTCTAAATAAATATTATGTGCTTTATTTTCTAATGTCCCTGTGATAAATTTATCTTTTTCAAAACTTTCAATACTATTACTTGTTGGTGTTGGCACTACTTTATGCACAAAACATCCATCAAATAAACTATTCTTACCATTACCACCATTTCCTATCAAAATAACAAAGTTTTGATTAAATGATGTTTGTAATGTAAATCCTAATATTTCACATAAATGTAAAAATTTATTATACGAAAATTTATTATCTATATCATGTGACATATTATATAATAACTCAAAACAATAATTTCTGTCTTCTTTAACATAATCTTTCATTATTTCTATAAATTCATCTAAAGGAGTATCTTTTATAGAAATTCCAAAAGGTTCGAAATCTAAATTAAAATACCATGTTATAATATAATCAGGATTGTATTGATAAATATAATTTTGTTTTGCTTCAATGTATGTTACATCATATTTGAATAACCATTTATCATTCCAAAAATCATATACGCCATTACGAAATGCTACACATGTGTCTGGTAAATAATGAACTACATTACAACCAGAATCTGCATCAAATGATACTTTCTTCAATGTTGTTTTTAAATTTAATGTAAAATTAGAAACAATCTTTTGAATCTTATCATCTATTTCTTCATTCGTAATTGGAAAGTATTTATATCTAAGTAATGCATATAAATTATCTATCAATACTTCCTTTGCTTCATTCTTTTCACAAAATTTAAAGTTAATAGCATCAAATCTTTTAGCTAAATAATTTTCACCAAATACAAATACTTGACACTCTTCAGCAAGAATGTCTCTCCAATTTGATATTGGTCTATCTAATAAATTTGATGCATCAACTGCATTTGCGATATCATTAATTGCTGTTATTTTCCTCATAAAATTCTTCCAATAGCTTTATATCTTTATATGTATAAGTTAATCTTAATTGATTCATTTCTAATATATTTGTTTTCTTTAATAATTTAATTTGTTTTAATAATTTTGAAATAGCTTCACTCATATATATTAATTCTTCAGTAGAACTTAATAATAACTTACTAATACTCTCATGTTGTGAAGGAGTTAGTAAACAACAATATTGTTTATTTATATATAACATATATTGTTTTGTATTAGGTTCGTATATGAACTCAACATCTTTAAAATTAATATATGATAAGAATCCAATAATATTTTTTAAAAATATTAATAATTGTTCTTGATTCACAGTTGAATTACCTCCAATGTTCTTATTTCTTCTATTCTTTCACTTGATATATTTTGAATTACAAATATGTCTTTGTTATAAATATGTCTAAAGTAATAACCTTGTTGTAAACTTACAGCAAGTGGTGTATTTAATTTTCTACTAAGTAAAAACTTAGCTTGTTTTTCAGTATGAGCTATAACAGAAAATGTATAGCTTTGTTCATTATAATCATTTACATAATAACCATTAATAATAAATTCAAACATTTCATTCTCCTTATCATATAAATTTTGTCCTAATTCAACTTTACAATCTTCAAAAATTTTAATTAAATCTTTTTTAGTTATACCATTAAATGTTGTTGGTAAAATATTTAAGTTATTAAAGAAAAATGTAACGAAGTGATCGTGTGAATTAATATACCAATCAAAACATTGTCTAGGGTATCTTTTTATTAACTTTTTGATTTCAACATTATTTTGCTCATGTATTGTAATATATGCTTTAACACCTATTTCAGGGTATTTTTTAGTAGATAACTCCATACTATAGCTCCTTTATAAATTTGATATAATTGAATAAGTCTAAATTCCAGTCTAAGAAATAATCAGAACTCATAATACAAAAATTTTGAAATTCTTCAATTGTAAACTTATCACTATGTTGTGTCATAAATTTAATTATTTGATGTTTTTCCATATTTTACTACCTCCAAGTTTTTTAATAAATGAATAGATAACTTTTCATAATATTTAATCATATCATCAATAGCAACATTGTTTGTATGATTAATTTTTTGATAATCACTTGTTAATTCATAACACATTTTTTTAATTGGACATAATGAACATTCAAGTGTTTCACATGTTTTCAACCAAGGACTTAATTCAGTTTTATTCATATTATTTACCTCCTTAATATAGAGGTAAATATTTTTTAATATAATAATCTAAACTCCAACCATGTAATTCATCATATAATGCATTGTCCATAGTATAATCTTTATCAACTAATTTTTCTTCATTGTATCTATCGATTAAATCACTGTGTAAGAAGAATTGACTGAATTGATTACCAACTTTAACTTGAACTTCCATACCAGGTTGTAAATACTTATCAATAAATTCATAAGCTCCTTCATTATATTGAGATTGGCTGTAATAATAATTCTTTGCTACTAATTTGTTTTTGTCATCTCGAATACGAATAATAACTTGTCTCATTTTTAAATCTCCTTTAATATAATTATTTTGTATTATTAATTAAATACAATACTATTATATCACAAGTTAAAAAGAATGTAAATACTTTTTTTAAAAATTTTTTAAAATTTTTTATTTTTCTTTTGTTTCAGTAATATCTTTTATCAAATCATTAATATTAGTTGATGATTCAATTTTTACTTCTTCAATTAAATCCAAAAATTCTTTAATTTCAGATGGTGTTCCTTCTAATAAATAATTTCTCCATGTTAATGTCATTATTTTATCTCCTTTTTGTTAAACTTTTTGTTTACTACTGTTAAACTTTTATCTTCATAGTATTTATCTAAAATATTTTGTAAATCTTCAATTGTTGTATTTTTATCAATATGTAACTCTTCACATTTTTCTTTATTACAAAAATAATAGCTTAATCTATTATATAACTTTACTAAATCAACATCTGTTCTATTCACCTTTATTCTCCTCTTTTGTTATATCTAATAATATTTGAACTACATCACATAATACTTCTACTCCATTATATGATACATTATTTTCTATTAAATATGCTACCATATCTAATAATAAATCTTCTAAGTCATCAACATTAATATATGTTTTTTCTTTATCTTTAACTATTTCTAGCATATAACTTATCTTTAAAAATATATAATACGTCTTCAAACATATAAGTATGTGTACTATGTTTAAATGCGTCGTATTTTATTAATTCTAATTTTTCATTTCTTTTTTTAACTTCATGAATCAAATGCCATAAAAAACTATCATATGTTTTATATTTTGTTCTTATTTCTTTTCCATTTTCAAAATAACTATAAAACTCTTTTTTTCTATATATTATTACTCTCTTGTCTTTCATGTTCTAACTCCTGTAATAAAGCTTCATATTCTTCTTCTTCAATTTCATTTCTTATAACAATACCATCTAATGTATGCCATTCAACAAAATAAATAACAAATATTCTATTATTATCTTTTAGTGTATGAGTAAATAATTCATAGTATTTAATACGCTGTGTTTTATAAAATATGTTTTGTGTGTTCATTTTTTTCTTCCCTTTTTCTTTCTTTGATGTTTATTTGTTTGTGTTGAGTCTTGTTTATTAACTATATCTTTTGCTGATATTTTACCTTCTTTTGTAAATACATCAACATTAGTATAACCAAGTTTATATAATTCTTTAACTAAATCTTCTGTTTCTTTTTTCATTTTTCTTTCCTTTCTTTTATATTAATTCTAAATTACCATTTCTTGCTTGAAATAATATTTCTTCTAAAGTTTTATATACTTTACTATTCCATAAAGTACAAACAATATCATCTCTATCTTCATCATTTGTTGTCATAATACAATATGGTAAATAAAAAGTATATCCGAAATATTTTTTAGTATTATTAATTTTTATTGTTTTTATTTTAATTCCATAACAATGCCATAATACTTTTTTAATTTTTCTATCTCTATCAATTCTTTCTTTACCTCTAAATATATTTGGTAATGTTAAATCTATATCATCGATTATTTTCATATCAATTCTAACTCACCTTTTTTCTCATTCATTTTAGCAACATAGATGAGTCCTTTATCAGTCCAAATTGCACCATATATAATACCATCAAACTCTAAATAAGTTTTAAATTGAAAAGCAGCAATAAATGTATGATTATTTTTATTATACACATATACAAACTTATCACACAATTCTTCTATAGTGTCCCCTAGTTTAAATTTTTTTAAATATTCTCCATCAAATGTTAAATAAATGCCTTTTCTAACTTCAATATAATAATAATTAGAGATTCCCTCTTCTTTTCTTTTTTTGTCAATACATATTTTATAAATACCACTATCTACGCCTGTATTTATTTTAATATATTTATTCATTTTATCATTTTCTTTTTTCATTTTGCTTCTCTATAATCATATTAAAAATTTCTTTATAAGCAGTTAATCCACCAAAAACTCTATAGCCTTGACCACTATTTTCTTGATGTTCTCTAATTAAATATTCATAAAGTTTTTCTAAATCTTCTTTTTTTGCTTTTACTTTTTGATACAAATCTTCTAAATCTCTATTTATATAACCGCCGTTCATTTTATCATCTCCTTCAAAACTTTCTTTTTAATTATAATAGTACACTTACCATTAAGTATTTTGCATAGTAATTCAGGGTGAATTGGAAGTAAAACTGCTATATCTTTAGAATTATATGTTCCATATTCCCATTCATTTAAACTAATTCTTTGCATATTTTTTGGTGCTTTTGTTAATTTATCTGTTAATAACATACCACCAATATCATGAATTGAATAGAACTCACTTAACTCTTTTGCCTTATCAAATATATGTAAGTTTTCAATATGGATTGCTTTACCACCATTATGACCTAAATATCTAAATATTTCATTATCTTCCATACAACTTGTGTTTAATAAATCAGTATATGAAAAATATTTAAAAGGCTCTTTTCTTTTTGTAAAATATACTGGTCTACAATAATCAGAATATGCTAAGTGTAATTCAATGTCACTCACTTCAAAATCACATTCAGCAACAATTTTACCATTTAGCATTATTTCTTGTGATTGTATGTATTTATCAATACCATTATCAAGAATTGATTGATTTCTTCTTTTTAAATATGGTTTTCCTTTAGTACAATATAATAATAATTTTATATTAACTCTATCTAATGTTGTTGCATCAAATTCATTACATAATTCTTCTATTGTATTTTTTGGTTCTCCAATAATTTCATATCTACTAGTGAATACATCACCTTCCATATCTACTTTTACTATTTTTCCATCTTTTGTTTTTGCATATTTAGTCATTTTTTTTCTCCTTAAGTAACATTGTTATATTATTAGATATAAACTGACTTGTAGATACACAACAAGTAAACTCATCAATACTTAAAGGACAATATTCACATGCTCGTGAGAAGCTACAACAATAGTTATTTAATTTTTCTATAACAAGTACTAAGTTTTGATTCAATTCTATAAGTTTATTTTTTTCTTTTTTAGTCATTTTTTAATTCCTCCTTTGTTAATGCCCAAGTATTTGTATAATCAATAACTCTTAAATAAGTGTGATTTTCAATAATTAAACGATAATCTTTTAATGAATCATCATAATAAACTTTTACATCTTTACTAAATAATATTTCATCTTCTTCAATGTACCAAATACCATTTTTTAATGCTTCAAAAAGATTTTCATTATTTGTTATAATTTCCATTTTCTAGTTCCTTTTCAATTTTCTTTTTCCAAAGTTTGTATTTAGCAATACGTTCTTTTACAATTCTTATATCATCTTTTAAGTTTTGAATATCTTCTTCATCTTCTTCAATCCATCTATTAATATTTTTATATGTTTGCTTAATACAATACCCATCTTCTCTACAATATCTTAAAGATTTTTTAAATAGGCATTGATTTGTTTCACATTGACCATTACAAATATAATCAATATCTTCTTGATTCATATTTAATAATTCTTTTGTGTTCATGATAATTCCAACTCTTCTCTAGTTAATGCCCACGTTTTACCATATTGAGAAATATTTCTTCCTTTACCTATTTCTTTTCTTGGGTGTTTAAATAATAATAACTTATTATCTAAATCAAGTGTAACTTCTTCAAATACAATCTCTTTTTCGTCTGTATTTTGTTCTTTAACAAATATTCCTTTTGCTTGAAATAATATAATTAAATCAACTCCATATTCTTCTTCGATATCTTCTAATTTACCTAATTTTTCAAAAGCATTTGCTTGCCAACTAATATCATAAACTCCATTTGAAGTATAACCACCAATACATTCTTTATCTTTTTCAGTTAATCTTTTCATTTATATCACCTATAATAAATGTTCGCCATAATAATGAGTAGCAGTACTCCTGCCATTATACTAATTCCTAAAAATATAGTTATTAATATCTTCATTGCTAACATTTTTTTCCTCCTTATTTGTTATTACATATCTCATCTTTTAGTAGGTTCCACTCAGGTTCTTCTAATTTATAATTCTCATCATAATAATATTTATAGTTATCTAAATACTCTTCATATGTATTATAACCATATATATCAATACCAACATCAACATGTTTTTCTTTTATTATTTCTAATACTTTAAGTTGTCTTCTGATTATTGCAGCACATTTATCATATTTATCACTTAACTCAATTAACTTTTCTAGTGCTTCAGATGGACTCATTTTACTTTTATTTGTATTCATCTTTATTCAATCTTTCAAATACTTTCATAAATAATTCTAAATCTTCAGTATCTTTATTCTTAACTTTAGCAATAAACTTTTGACCAAATTGTGGTTCACATGACATTTCAACATCTCTTGTTTTTTGTTCTAAATATATTGTTTGTATAATACCTTCATGTCTTATACATATTCCTATATCATCTACATCATCAAATGGACTCTTAATAAATCCAATATGCTTTGCTAATAAACTAAATAATAACTCTAAATCATTTTCTCGTTGTTTTCTTTTAGTCATAATTATCTTTTAATCTTTCATATAAATTTTTAGCAACCTTTTCTTCATAAACATTCATAAACTTTTCTTTGTTATTCATAGCTAACATAAATGACATCATGTCTGAAAGAGCTTCAATCTCTTTTTCATCATTCAATTCAATAATAACATTTGTTACTTTAATTTCCATTTTAATCTTCCTCCTTAACAATTATAAACTGATAACCACTCTTCTTTAAATATGAATATTTATCACCATCAGATAAAATTAATTCTAATCTTTCTTTATTACAATCTTCTTCTAATACTGTATATTGATATTTAACTCCACTTCTAACTTTAAATGCTATGATATAATATGTTTCCATGTTTCTCTCTCCTCTTATCTTGTATAATATTCTGCTATATCATTACCATAAAATTTATATATATACTCACTGTCTATAATATCATCAACATAATGAAATTTTAAAATTAAACCATCTTCTCGATAATTTTTATCAATTACTCTAACTTTTTTTAAATTATAAAAATGTTTTTTATTTACTATAATACTCAATAATTTACATAATGTTTTAACTGCTCTATAAGAATCATATTCATCTTCAAGATTTCTATCAATATGTTTATTATCAATAACTAATACTTTAACTGTCATGTTTTTTCTCCTTTATATATAATATAGAAAAAGGACTTTTATAGAGAGTCCTTAACTCTGTGAATTAATACTCTATAATGAAATCTTTGAATATTGTAACCACCAGCACTTATTGTTTCAACTCTACATCTTCCTTTAACACCTTCAACAATTCCATTCAACTCTCCTTTTTGCTCTCCAATACTTAAATACTTAGCATCAGTTATCTCTCCAACTTCTTTAGTTATACGATTTACTAAATCTAAATATTTGTTTAATTTTTCTTCTGCAATATTTTTTGTTAACTTTTCTTCATCAACAGTATAATTTGTATATGTATCAGTTTCATAATCCCATTTAATATTAGTAATTACTTTTGTAAATGAATCAATGTATGAATAATAATTTTCTAAGAACTTATTTTCTAAATTATATTTAATTCTATTCTTTAACCATTCTGTTCTTTTTTCTTCTTTATAAAAATTTAATGAAGTTTGAAATCTTTCTTGATAACTTTCTGAATTGAAATATTCGTTTAATGATTTCTTTTCATCTCTCTTTAATTCAAAATATTTTTTACAATTTCTTCTATACCAATCTAATGATTTAGTTTCCCAATCACATAGAAAATTCCAAATTGTTGGTATCTTTTCTATATTTTGTTTATTTGTTTCTTTATCTAATTTGATTTGCCAATTTCTAATAGTTTTTAAACAATCATACCATTTACTTAAGTTATCTTCTAATTGTGATACTTTATCGTTAAAGTCATAATTTTCATCAATCCAATTTCCATTTTCATCTCTTTCAGGTTTTCTTTCAATTAACTTTGCAACTATTTCTTTACAAGTTTTACTAGGTAAATAATCAAGTTTTAATTCTGCATTTGTTTCAATAATAAATTCATTTTCTAATTGTTCATAATCAACATTGATTTTCTTACAAATCTTTTTGATTGTTTCACTCCTTTTGTTAAATCTTTCTAAACTTTCATTTAATTTTGTTTGTAATTCATTAATTGTCATATACATTTTCCTCCTTAATTAATTAAATACAATAATATTATATCACATCTTTAAAAGAATGTAAATACTTTTTTTAAAAATTTTTTATTTTTTTTCACTTTTTTTTCTGGGAAATTATTATTTAACTAATTTTGTGTTTAAAAGTTATTAAATTTTACTATTAGGTTTTGCAAAAATCCTAATAAAACGCAAATAAAAGTTATTAAAAAAAATTATTAGGTTTTCGCACTTTTTTGAGAATTTAATAACTTTTATTTTTGCTTTAGGAAAATTATTAGGTTTTCTACAGAACCTAATAAAAATTTTTTCGAAATTATTAGGATTTCTACAGAAGTTAATAAAAGCAATTTAATAACTTTTATTTAACAGCAGTTACCACTTAACTATACTTTTTTATTAATTATTAATTAATTTATATAAATTAAAAAAATATAATATATATTATATATATCTAGTTAATAATATTATAATATATAATTTCGCAAAATACTTAATAATTTAATAATTTTCAATGAAAATCGAATAAAAGCACTTAATGACTTTTTAACGAAATTCTCAAAAAACGTTAAAGACACGAAGCGACTTTTTTAAACGATAAAAAAAATAATTTAAAATAATTATTTACTTTAAAGAAAAAAATTGATATAATATAATTATAGAAATAAAAGGAGTTTTTATTATATGACTAAAAAAGAAAAAGAACTCACAAAACAAAAATTAGCAAGTGCAGGAGTTAGTGAAAGTATTGCAGAACAACTTATTGGAAGTGATTCTAAAATTTCTTCACTTGAAGATTCTCTTTCTGAGTCAATGGAAAAGTATGTCAAAATTAAAGACTCATACGGAAACTCATTAACATCAACAGGTACTGAAGATATTGTTGAACAATACTCTGAATATGATTTTTCAAATGATACTCTTAATTGGCTACTTTGGACTGCACTTTACAATGACTCTTGGATTTTCAAAAGATGCATTGATAAACCATCAACAGATATGGTAAGATGTGGATTCAATATTACTGATGATGATTTATCACAAGAGCAAAAACAACAAGTTTATAACATTGTTGCTAAATTTAGAAAACAACTTATTAGCTTATGCAAATGGGGAGCTCTTTATGGTGGCTCAATTGCAGTTGTAATGTTTGACAATCTAAAGGATGAAGATTATAAAAATCCGATGAATGTCAAAAAAATTAGACAAGCAAAATCTATGAGACTTTATGTTTGCGATCGTTGGTTTGGTATTGAACCATCATCTGATAATGTTAAAGATATGAATTCAATTGACTATGGTAAACCTAAGTCTTATAATGTTACTTTTGCTAATGGAGATTCATACGAAGTTCATCATGACTATGTTATTAGATATGAACATAGAGAAGCTCCAAAAATGATTCAAACAGGACAACTTATGAATTGGGGTTATGCTGAAGGAGCTCATATTTTACGAGAACTATCAAGAGATGACCAACTCAAAACTGCTATTACTTCATTAATCAATAAATCTTTAATTGAAGTTATCAAAATGGATGGTATGAGAGCAATCTTTATGGGACAGGATGAAGAATCTAAAGCTCAACTACAAAAAAGATTGGAAATGGTCAACTATGCTAGAACATTCAACTCTTTAACTTTCTTAGACAGTGATGATGAATATCAAGAACATGGTTTCTCTGGTCTTTCAGGATTAAGTGATTTATTGGAAGTCAATATGTGGCAAATTTCAGCAGCTTTAGAAATGCAAGGAGTTCTATTTGGTGATTTAAAAAATGGTTTCTCAAACGATGTTGATGCATTGGAAAGATATGATGAAACTATTCTTAATCGATGTGAAGACTTCTATAGACCTTGTCTGGAAAAATTACTTCATATCATCTACAAAAAATTAAATATCAATAAACCTATTAATTTTGATTTTATTTCATTGTTGATTAAAAAACATGATGAAGAGCAAATGGAATCGATCAAAAAGTTCCAAGAGTTACTTAGTGGAATCTTAGGTGATGGAGTTATTACAACAGTTCAATATGCTAAATCTCTTAAAGCTTATTCTCAAAATAATAAAATTGATTTCTTCATTGAAGATGAGGACTTGGAAAATCTTAAGAAAAATGAATCAATGGAAGAAGAATTAGATAACTTAGATTTAGACGAAATTGAAGAAGATGAGGAAGAGCAAGATATAAATAATAAATTTGATACAAAACAAAAAGATTCATTATTCAAAAAAATATTTAAACGAAAAGTAAAATAACATGAATGAACAAAAGGAAAAATATTATAAGAAAAGGTATATGATTTGTTTTTATGATGCTAATGATGAATTTATATTGTATCAATTTGATAATATAAATCAAATACTTAGATTTCAAAGAAAAGAAGTTAATAAAAAAAATGCTAATTACATAGCAATTCAAATTTACAAATCACAACAAAGGAAAAATCATTTTTGTAAATTTTTAAATGGTCAGCCTATGACATGTCAATTAATAGATATGTTATATGATGAAGAATAAATATTATGAAAGGAGAATTATAATATGAAAAAGTATGTGTTTATTCAATCAGATAGGAACATAAATGTTACTTCAGGTCTTGATGTTAAAAACATTACTAACCCATCTTTAGCTGTTAAAGATAACATGAAAGTTAAAGCTTTATGGCCTCAAACAACTGTAATGCTTTTACAAGGCAAACATTTATACCCTATTGTTGTTTCAACATTCAAATCTGTTCAATCTCTAAAGGAACAAGGTTTTGTTTCAATCGATGGCTACACTAATGATTTACCAGAAGATTCTAAAGACAAAACTAGAATTTTAGAATTGAATAAAAAATTACGCAGTTTAACAGATAAACTTCTTGAAAAAGAAGAACAAGAAAAATCTGAAAAACAAGTAAAAAAAGAAACTAAAGCAAAGGATTAATTAAGAGAAATGGCAAATTCAGTCAACAATTTTAAAATTTTTGATGAATCGTTGGACAATCTTTTATCTGTATCAGACTATGGTAATCACTCTCAACGTGTATCAGGGTTTGATACAGATGAGGAAATTCCTTCAAAATTGTTTAATAGTGTATTAAGACAAAATACATTATTAACTTATTGTTTAGTAGATTATATGAAAAACTATGTTGATGATACTACGATAGAACATGATATGTTACCTTCTACATTATCAACATTTATTTCTAATTTCTTTAATACTTTAAAAGATGTAAAACCTAGTGATTTAGAAACAACTGGTATGAATCTTGGTGAAATGCTATATGTAGGCTATGTATTAGGAGAAAATAAAGTAACTGGACTTACTC